GTTTTCCTCTTCAGGTTGTGGATCAAGCATTTGCGCTCGTGACATAATTAAACTCCGTGATTATAATCATTGTGGAGACTTCTTTTTACCTGCTTGTTCGTGTTCTCGTACCCATTTCATGTGGCGTCCGGGGAAGTCCCCAGAGTGGCCTTCAAGTACAAAAGACGGGGCAGATACCAATTTAGTAGCATTGGCACCACAACCGCACCTACTGGTTGTGATACCCGACTCTACCATTTCTTCAAAGACGTGTCCGTTAGTACAACGGAAGTCATAAATTTTAAACATCAACAGGACTTTCTTCTTCTACTTCAGCTTGCTCTCTAGCAGCTTCAATAGTGGCCTGTAGATTAATAACTGTTGCAAAAGCAGCTACTTGACCTTTACGAAAGAATAAATCTTCTACGTCTTTTACAGTCTGTATGTCTGCTAATTGAGTAGCGTTTGTGGAAATCTCTTGCAAGAGTTGTTTGAAACCTTCGTGATTGAAGAGTTTGTTGTAGTTGTCGAAGTAGGTTTCAAGCTCAGGTGTCATAGTTTCCTCTAATGTTGTTAACTATAGTTTTATTATAGCATACTTTTATACAAATGTCAAGCTTTTCTTGTGGACTTTCTACGCCTACCCGAAGCTGTAACTGCATGTTTTATTGCTTTGGGGCCTGTCTTGCGTCGTGCAGAAGAAGCTTTTTCAGCTTTGGTCATCTTGGCTGCAACAGCCTTAGGTCTGCAGGAAGGGTACGGACGTTTCTTTTTTTCTTTACCACTACGTCCGCACTTTTCGCCTGTTTTGACGTCGACCCACTCTTCAGCAAACCATTTGGTTAAACCTTTCTTGGGACGACTAGCCCCTCCTGTCTGACGTTTTCTAGGCATAAGTACCACCACGTTTTTTGTACTCACGAGTCAACCATGCCGAAGCATACGCACTAGGCCATACGTCAAACTTACGTTTAGCCTCTGCTTTAACCCTAGCGTACAACGCCTTGTTCTTAGGTGTAGGACCTGATTTTTTCTTAGGTTTTGCCTTAGCCATTTTAGTAACCCTTAGGCTTTTTTACTTTCTTCTTCTTTTTTCCAGCGTGGTAGGGCATAGTAGCCTCCTTACTTTTTGTGGGTTTTTTGGACTTCAAAGTTTGCAAACTTAGAAGCACCTCTATGTGGTTTATAACCATCTGTAGGGTCCTTCATTAGCTTGTAGCTTTTACCGCTTTTCATCCAGTGGTAACCTTTGGGTGCGTTAACTTTCATTTTATTTACCTTTAGGTAACCTTACTTCTTTACCGTTTTGAAAGTAGCGCATACCAGCCCCATCACCACGTACATCAATACTTTGGCTCATGTCAGCTACAGGCAGACCCTTGCCAGAAGACAAGTCTACGTTAGCTGCTGTATAACCGACGCCAGCACCTGTTGCAGCAGCACCACGTTGTCCTTCACGATAAGTACGCTGACCTTTAGTTCCTTTTTCGGTTTGTTTTTGCTCAGGTTTCTTTTTTGTTGTGAGGTCTTTGCCGTGTTTTTTAGACTCTTTAGCTACTTTTTCAGCCATTTTAGCAATTTGACCTGCGCCTCTAACTATTGCTCCTGCCATATTTAACTCCTTACTTGATAGTAGTCTTCAATCGTACACCGGACTTGTCGTCCTTTGTGTCTTATGTATATTGGTGCGCCTACTCTGAGCTTGTATACTGCTACTTGAGTTACGTCTTCAGATACGTTGCAGCTTGGTATAACTACGTACTGTTGATCTGCTTTTTCTATGAGAATCTTAGTGTCTGCTGATGCCTGTAATGACAGCAGCATTACTGCTACTAATAGTTTTTGCATTATGTTCTCCTAACGTCATCACGACGTGCTTTAGCCTCACGGCTGTGTTTACCACTTCTTACAAGACCAGTACCTCGCTGTGAGTTTGCTGGGTGGGTTCGTGTCACACTTGTGACGTGCCCTGAACGACTTACGACGTGCAGGTTGGTCTTTCTTAATAGTCATCTTGGCGTCACCAAAGCGTATAGTCTTTGTCTTGTCACCTTCTTTGGCTACTACTACAAATTTTTTAGTAGGGTGATTAGGCGTCCGCTTTGGCTTGTTGTACCCGCTTACGCCCGCTCGTGCTAGTTTTGGGTCCTTGGACTTGGGCATTACTGAGTTCCTCCACCTTGCGTTCCAAACGGTCTAGGCGCTCCCATTGGTTGTTGAACTCTTGGTTGACTCTCTGTAGCAGCAGGCGTAGTTCGTGGTCCGTTAACATTAGTTTTTCCTTGTATTGCTTTTTCTTTGAGTAGAGAATCAGCTACTTTCATACGTCGCTCAAACTCTTTGTCTTCTGCATCACCTTCTTTTAGGTTTCTAGTGATAGCGTTGATCTTGTCAATCTCAAGCTCTTGAGGCACTGCCTGAGCTTCTGCAGCCAACTTAGCAGCCCTAGCTTGTGATTCCTGAGCCTGAGCAGACAACGCTGCTGTTTGTGACTGCTGGAACTGCAGCTGTGCTTGTTGTGCTGCCTGAGCCATTTGTTGTGCTTGAGGGTTAGGCTGCATAGCTTGTTGCATAGCCGACAACAGTTCTTCACGGTTAGATAAGTTCATGTTGTCAATAATGCTTTGAATTAAGGTGTTGTACAGTGGTGACTGTCGATCCATAGTCTGCAACAACTGTACCAGCTGAGTAACTTCGTACTCACGAGCAATGATGCCTAGCGTACTGCTTGCGTTAAATTTGTAGTCAGCTACAGGGTACGACTCAGGATCAAACTGCATGTACCGATGTGCAGCCTTCTTAACAAATGGCAACAAGAATGACTGCTGAAAGTTAATTAGTGTGCGCTTGTGGCGTTTAATAATAGCGCCAAGAGACATACTAATACCAGCGGCAGTAGCCTCGCCGTTAACCTGACCCGCAATTCCTGCTGAGTCAACGGCTCCTGTTGCTTGTTGCACCATTTGCTGCAGTGCTCCTGCCTGAGCAAAAGTGATTTGACTAACTTGACCAAAGTTGAACGGCTGTAGAACTTCACGAGGATCTCCGTTGGTTAGGATCATCTTACCGGGGCGTACCTCTGGTTTAGCACCTCGTGGTAGACGAGTGGCGTCAATAGCCATCATTGGATGAATAGTCAAGCTAAGAGCGTCGATTCTAGCTCGCAATTCTGTGTCAAGTGCTTTTTGAGAGTTATAACCTTTTTCACATACACCACGACCCCAAAAACGTCCGGGTACTACGTCCCAAGGAAATGCAACAACAGGACGGTCTTCCATCATGTAAGGGTTGGCTTCAGCCTTAAGAAGAATACCGCCGTTAGCAATCACTACAACGGCTTCTACGTAACGTGACTCAGAGTCTTCCTCAGGTATTGCTTCTTCGTCTTCTTCGCTTAGAGCCGAATCTAGAAGCTCTCGTGGTACCAAACCATAATACTTAGTCAATCTTACTTTGTCGTCGTTGTAAATTGTGATGTCTTGGTCAGGCTCAAGGTCAGTATCAGGAGCAGCCATGCCTACGTATACATCACGATACACGCCTTGCTCTTGTAATTGTTCTACTTGGTGTCGGCTTACAAACTCGTCTACAGCAACACCTAAAGCGTCTTCTACAGAGGTAGCTACAGGGTCAATTAAAAAGTTCTGAGGCAGTACAGGCTTGAGTTTAACTTTAACACGGTCTGTGACGTTTACCCCTACTGCTTGTAAATCTCCGTCCATAATGGGCTGAGTAGCAGGAGCCATTTCTTTCATTTCTTCAATGACAATTTCGCCAATGCCCGTACCAAAGACAGCTGCATTGATAAGACACTCTGCGACTGCTTTACGTACCATGCAGTCTTCAAAGTCTTCGGTTAGTTTATTACGAAGAAACAGTACGTCTTGCTTTTGCGTATCACCTAAGTTATCACTAACGTCAAACCATTTACCACGTCCAAAAGTGGCTTCCTCTAGTTCTGCTACATTAGACTCAACTGCCTGTTGAAGTGCAGGAGAAATAATACGGGAACGCTCAGACTTACGCTCACTGTCAGCAGGATCCCATATGCCACGCCATAGTCTATAATACTCTTCAAATCTTGCTTCATAATTACTTTCGTAATAGTCTCTCCAGTCTTCACACTTTGTAATAACCCAGTCTTCGATAGTTTCTTCAACCATGAGTGGGTCTTGTTCATATAGTTCAGTCATATTAGTATCCTACTTCAAGCCTAAATCTTGCTTTAACTTTTCTACTTCCGCTTTAAATTTAGTACCATACGGTAGTCTTTCTGTAGGCCACGCCTGCATAGTAGGTACTGATGAATTTTTACCGCCTAACAAATAACCACCAATAATTTGATCTAGTCTAGAATGCTTTGTCCATTGCTCAAAAGGGCGCTTTTCGCCTCTGTCTTGTTCATAACGATATGATTGTTTTAACCAGTTTAAAACTTCAGGATCATTAACTGCTGTTGTGTATAGTTTTTCTGCTCTTTCTGGATCTATTTCTTTTATTTAATGCAACCCTTCGCCAATTAACATTTCTTGAACATAGTTTTGTCCAGTGTCTGGGTTATCTTTAAACTTTTGATGGTTTATGTAAATTTTAGGCGCTCCTGTTGGAGAGTCGTCCCCTATTTTTGTTTCTGCCCATCTAAAATCATTACCTTTAAACTCAGCGGCAGACTCTTCTTCTGTAGCTTGATACTGCTCTAAGGCATTAAAAAATTTATCTTTAAATGTTTTTTCTGCCATATTAGTACCCTGCTACTACGTCTAAGATGTCGTGGTCGTCTATTTCGTATTCGTAGTCATAGGCCACGTTAGCTAATTGGTCGATGTACGCCAAAGCGTCCACCAAGTCGTCATGAGTTAAAGGATCAGGGAACTGAAACAACTGGTCAAGAAAACGACTGTTCCATTCCCCCTTGTTTAACGTAATGTACCCGTTTTCAAACCGACCCTGCAGCGCCCACATCACCCTGTCTGTTTT